ATAGACAACGTATCAGTTAAGGAAGTAGGGCAGAATTGGACGTTTTTTGGGGAAGCTGAATTTACAGACAATGGTGCAAGAATTTATTCAAGTAGTGGGTCTAATTCATATATAGGACAAACCATTTTAACTAATACAAAAAAATATAAACTTTCTTACGAAATTGTTGATAGTACACAAGGGGGGTTAAAATTAATTAATGTTAATGGTGTAAGTGATTATTCTATACCATCAACACTTGGCACACATTCCATAGATTTTATAGCAAATAATCCTTCATTTTTTATTTTAAGAGATAGCGGTATTACAGATGTAACAATAGACAACATATCAGTAATAGAAATAACAGACGACACAGACTTACCAAGAATAAATTATACTAACTTTGATTATGAGAATGGAGAAGTAGTACCTTATAGCGGAGAGGGTAGTCTTTTACTTGAGCCACAGAGGAGCAATGGTCTTAATTATAGCGAACCTACAAGTTCAGAATATCTTGCTTCTGGAATAACTTATGAATCATTTGATTGGAGTTTAGGTTTTACTAATTGTATAAAATTTGGAGATAACAGTCAAACAAGATATAGATATTTTAATGGAACTATTGCTAACTTTACAGAATACACAATATCTGCTTTTGTAATAATGGATGATTTAAGTGAACCTGTTTTAGGAACTGCATCTAATAATGGAGATTTTATATTCAGAGTTGGAGGTACAACAGCAACAACAGGTAATTTGCCAAATGTAAATATGGGTAATAATATCTATAGAGTATCAAGTGTAATAACATCAGATGTTGAAGGAGGAACTACAGGTTTATTAAAATATTCTGGCCAATCTAATAAAGGTTTTAGAATAGTTGGATTTCAAGTAGAACAAGGAAGCTACGCTACATCCTACATACCAACAAACGGAAGCACAGTTACTCGTTTAGCAGATGTCTGCAACAATGCAGGTTCAAGTGATTTAATAAACTCAACCGAGGGGGTTTTGTATGCTGAAATAAAAGGTTTTATAAGTCACGATACAATTGAACCAAACAGATATATAACAATAACTAACGGAACAAGTAATGAAAGGGTTGCTTTATTGTTAGGTGGTAATAGTAATCAATTAAGAGCAATTATATATAGCAGTACTCAAAGTATAAATTTATCATTTACAACATCTTTAACCGATGTTAAACAATATAATAAATTAGCAGTAAAATATAAAAGTGGGGATTATGCTTTTTTCTTAAATGGTGTTAAAATTGATAGTAGTACTATAACAAATTATTTTTCTGAAAATACTCTTAATGATTTAAGTTTTGATGTTGGTGGGGGTACACAGCAATTTAGGGGAAACGTTAAATGCGTTGCAGTATTTAAAGAAGCATTGAGTGATTCGGAATTGGCGTGTCTGACGTCTTAAAATAACAAATCAATTTTTTGTATTTTTGCTAAAAACATATATTTATGTCATTAGCAGACGACGCGAAATTGTTGTTAATCCCTTCGGCTTATAAATCCGGAAAAGTTTATTCAGTTTATCCAATAAACGGTGACGGCGATTTCTCATATTCACGAAGCGGTGACGCAACGCGTATAAATACGGGCGGTTTAATTGAAGAATTAAGCGCCAATATTCCAAGAATAGATCACACCGGCGGCGGTTGTCCTTCGCTTTTACTCGAAAGCCAACGCACAAATTTAGTTTTATTTAGTGAAGAATTTTCCGGTACGAATTGGGGGACTTTAAATACCTCAATAACATCAAATAGCGTTATTTCTCCTAATGGTACAATGTCGGGAAATACATTAGAAAGAACTTCAACAAGTGCATCTTATAGGTCGCATAATATAAGCAAGTCAGCAAGCGCAATAACACACACAACATCAGTATTTATAAAAAAAGGAAGTGACGACTACTTCGCAATTAGGGCGCAGGGTTCTTATCCGTCGCGTGTTGATATTCGATTTAGATTTGATACAGAGGAAATTTATTACGCACAATCGGTTTCAAATTTTACGCTTATAGATTACGGCGTTGAAAATCACACAAATGGTTGGTTTAGAATTTATTACACATATACAACAGACACACACACAAATTTGGCAATTATTTTTAGTCCGCGAGCAACCGACGGAAACATTGATTCTTCGGACACATCATCGACGGCGTTTGCTTATGTATGGGGTGCGCAAACAGAAATTGGCGCTTATATTTCAAGTTATATCAAAACAGAAGCAACTATAATAACAAGGTTCAAAGATGAATGTTTTAACGGTGGTGATGGTAATTCATTAAATGTTTCAGAAGGTACGTTTTTTGTAGATTTAAAACCTTATAATGGTGGCAACGAAACAAGAATAAGTTTAAACAATGGAACTGATTCACAAAAAATTGTTTTTATGTTTCAATCTAATGGAACACAAATCAAAGTTTATTCAAGTGGCGGAGTAAGTAATTTTTTAAATTTAACTTTTAACCAAATAAATAAAATAGCGGTTACTTTTAAAGCAAACGAATATAAATTTTTTATTAATGGCGCTTTAATTGGTAGTAATACAAACGCAAGTGTTCCAATTGGAATGGATAGGTTGAATTTTAGTAATACAACAAATACTGCAAATCATTTTGAAGGTAAAATATACGACACAAGGGTTTACAATAAAGTATTAACAGAAACAGAAGCAATAAAATTAACACAAGTGTAACAAATACACTTATTAAAATAACAAGAGTAAATAAATAAAATAAATTAAAAATGGTTAAAAAATACGAATTTCCAAACGAAGCCAAAGCCGATGAATATATTCGCGATTTAGGCGTTGCAAAAGATGAAGACGGCAATGAATATCCAACACACAAAAACGGTATTGTAAAATTGGGTTTTATTACATTAGAACATGGCGAATATGACGAAGAAGGCAACGAAATAAAGGCGCCGGTTTTAGCGGACAAATATTCCGTTGATGTTTTTTGGCGTGATAGCATTCGACCAATTGATCCGGAAACAGAAGAAGAAGGTTCATTACCTTTGGACGCGTGGACCGATTACGAAATTGTTTTGGACAATGAAGGCGTTCATTCGTTTTATGGCGTTAAGTATATACAAGAATAGTAAAATATTTATTTCGTATATTTACAAAAAATTTAATAAACTTTAAAATATAAAAATATGGCTACAACGGGAGTTTTTAACGGAACAAATTTAATTTTAACAATTGAGGGCGATACAGTTGGACACACAACAAGTTGTTCAATGTCTTTGTCAATGGACACACCCGAAGCAACTACAAAAGATTCAAACGGATTTTCTGAATATATCGGCGGCGTAAAAGGTGGCGAAATATCATTCGAAGGTTTGGTTGCTTATGATGATACTGCAAACGCAATTGAATTCGCTGACTATCTTTTGGCGCGTACACAATTAACTTGTGTATTTGGAACGGCTGAAACAGGTGACGCGGTTTATACTGCTGAAGGGTTTTTGTCAAGTGTTGAAATGTCGGCAGAAATGGAAGCGGCCGTTACTTATAGCGGTTCAATAACAATCACCGGCGCAATTACTAAATCAACAAACTAAAATTTTAAAAGTTTATTATTTTGGCCGCCGTCATTTTTTGGCGGTGGCTTTTTTTATTATTAACGACAAACAAATATTAAAATGGCAAACAAACACAAAGGTTACATCGACATCAATGTCGGTGGCAAAAAAAGAACACTTCACTTTTCAATGAACTTTTGGTCGGAATTCACCGAGCAATTAGGCGTTCCATTACACGAAATCGGCGACGTATTTACAAAAGGCATTTCAATCAAAGGTTTGCGCGCATTGGTTTACGCCGGTGTTTTAGCAAATGACCAAGAACAAGGCAATGAAATTGACTACAATATTTTCAAGGTTGGAACATGGCTTGATGATTTAGAACCGGATAAAATTAACGCCATTGTTGAAACAATGTTAGAATCAAAAATTTTAGGAAATAGTTTAACCGGCGAAACTAAACCGTCGGGAAAGCCGAAGCCGTCAAAGAAATAACATTCCAAAGTTTAACCGATTATTATATTGGTTTAATAGGCGTACAACCAAACGATTTTTGGCGGCAAACGTGGCGTGAAAATGCGCTATTAGCGGAAAATTACCACAACAATATAAATTTGAATTGGGAACAAACCCGCTATTTAGCAGCAATGATTCACAACGTTAATTGTCAAAAGAAATCACAAATGATAAAACCCGAACAATTATTTGAATTGCCGGTTGACAAAAAACGCAAAAAACAACGTGACAAACCAAAGTCAACGCGCGAACAAATGGAAGCGTTTGAATTAAAATATAAATCAATGACAAAGAAAACGACGCTAAAATAAAAGCGTCTTTTTTTTTGTATTTTTGTTTAAAATATTCTTTATGGCCGAATCAAATCTAAAAATTAATATTACCGGCG